GGCGGTCCTGGGGGGGGGAGGCGGGCGCATCGGGGTGCACCCAGTCCCGCACGTTCTCCCGGACTATCCGGCCCCAGCGCTCGCCGATCTGGTCGATCAGCGTGTCGACATCGGAGGCGCTCGGGCGGTGTCCGCTCACGCGATCCTGGGGACTGTCCGACCACGCCGGACGGACGATGGTGGTCGTCCCGCTGGTCTCGTCGAAGCTCCACGTCATGTTCTCGGGGAGCTGCGCCCACCCGGCGCTGTAGGACAGGAAGCACGCGAAGGCGCGGCAGGTTGGATCGGCGCGCCAGTCGAAGGGGGGCGGCTCATCGGGGCGGGGCGGGGCGGCCTCGGCGATCAGCTTGGGTGCGCGGCGCGGTGGCGCGGGCGCGTCGGGCTGGAGCTTGATCTTGGACTTGCCCATGGGTCAGCCCTTGAACCGCCCGAGCGGCAACTCCGGGATGGTGGCGAGCCACTCAGCGTAGGGGTCCGTCGGGTTCCCCTTCCAGTCGACCGACGGACGCAAGAGCACCGAGCTTCGGTGGCGAACGGGAGTGGCCACGGCGTGCCCAGATGGCAGCACCAGGAACGCGCGCCGCGTGTAGGGGTTTCCCTCAGGTGCCTGGCCGGTCAGCTTGACGTAGCAGGCGCTGCAGACGTACGCGTGGTCCAGGCCGCGGTTGGCGCCCTCTCCCTGCAGCTCCCAGAAGTCGCGGCGCGGCTGCCAAGGATCGATGCAGCGATGGGCGCGGCACCTGATCATCTCCGCTTGGTAGGCCGTCAGCGCCGCCGCCTCGTCCGCGATCTGCGCGAGCCTGGCGCGCTCACGCTCCTCGTCCCGCTCTCTCTTCCGGTCGAGGTCGCGGCTCGCCTCGAGGAGGTAGGCGCCAGCCGCCGCCGCGAACAGGAGAGCCAGCAGCCCGAGCGGGAGGTAGTCGACCAGGAAGTCTGCGGTCATGGACCCGGATACTACGCGGCCGGCGCGCGCGGCACGGAGGGATCGACGGCCCCGGCGATTGGACCGACCTTCCCTCGGCCTCCCCTTCGCCAGGAATGAACCCCCGTCCCGAGCAGGTGCGTCGGCGCCTGCCACCCATGGCTCCTCGACCACGTAGCGTGACCGTTGCAGTAGCCGCGGTACTTGTGGGGCTTCCCGCACCCGGGGACGGAGCAGACGCCCCGACCATGTTCCGCCCGGACGTGCTCGCCGTTCGATCCGTGAAGTTCCAAATTTTCGTCCCTGTTGTCGCTCCTGATGTGATTCAGGTGATGGACGACCTCGTCGGCCGTGAGGTATCGGCCGAGGCGCTTCTCCATGACCAGCCGATGTTCGAGGACGTAGCCGCCGCACTGAGCGTTCGGGTGATCGGGGGCGTAGATGCGAACGTAACCGAGCTCGTCGAGCCGATCGCGGACGACCCGAAACCCGAGCCCGTGCTTCTTGGCGATGGCCATGAGAGGCAACCCGTCCGTCACATACTCGACGACCAGCTGATTTACGTCGACCGCGACGCGCTTTCGGTTCCTGATCCTCCGCCTGATGGTCACGCCGGCCGCCACGATTCGCTTCCACACCAGGTTGGCCGACACGCCGTGTTTGGCGCCGATCTGTTCGAGGGTCTTACCCGCCGAGTAGTCTTCGACGAATGCACTGACGTCGATGTCGATTCGCGCTGGCATGCCTGTATAGTGCGGAGCGAATCACGAGGACGCCAGTCCTCTTGTCGTGGGTTTCACGGGGCCCGCCGGTGCCACCGTCTCCGGGTTGCCCCACGCCGATTGCCAGGGAATGCAGAGGCTTCTGTCGTTTGGTCTGTTTGGTCCTTGCATCATTCGGACGATCTTGCCGGTCGGGCGCCCCTTCGAATCCTTCACGACCCACACGAACGGTTGGTCGACCGGCACCGTCTGGCCGTCCAGATCCTTGGAGTCGTCCCCCTCCCGATCGTCCCGCGTCTCGACCCAGCGCTTGAGTAGCTTCGGCATGGACATCCGAAAGCCCTCCATCGCTCTCTGCGTCGTCACCCCGGCTGCGTGCGAGAGCTCGGTCCTGCATACCCTCTCTGCCCGCCAACGCTGCCCATCGAACGTCCCTCCCGCCTTCACCAGTCGGTCGACCGCCTGGTCCACCGTCTCCCCCTGCACCAGGGACCGGGAGAGCCCGTCACGGATGGACAGGAGCGCCTGGGGCCCGTAGCGCTTGGCGCTGTCGCGGTAGCGCTGGAGGAGCGTGGGGGCGACGCTGGGGTAGACGCCGCGGACCACCGCAGCCTGCTCGGCAGCGATGACGGGGGTCATGGCGCCGCGGGCCGTCTCGACCCTGCCGATCATCTGCGCCACCTGGCGCGGCGCCACTACCCCGGCGAGCTGCCCCGTCTGGTGGAGGTGCTCGCGGAAGGGGGCTTCGAAGTTGCGGAGGGCCTCGACGACCTGGGCGAGCACCAGCTGCAGGTGGACGGCGGCGAAGGTCTGGCCCTTGCCGTCCCGCTTGAGGGAGGCGAGGCGGTCTTCGAGCTCGGTCCGGGAGGAGGCGTAGATGCCGCGCAGGCGCCCGACGCCGCGGACCTCGATGATGCCGGCCAGCTGGGCGCGGTGGAGCGCCACGATCTCGCGGATGAGCGGGCTGACGGCCACGGCGGCAGTCTACCGCGGTCGCCGGCGGGCGGCTCTCTCCTCGCGGATCGCGGCGCGCAGGTGACCGGCGAGCGCCTTTAGTCGATCGAGGGCGAAGGTGCAGCCGAGCCCCATCAGGCACCGTTCGCGGTAGCCGGTCGCCGGGTTCCAGTGCGTTCCGTGTGCCAGTAGGCCGGTGATCGCCCAGACGTAGAGGACCGTGCAGCCGGTCGCGATGATGAACCCGATCAGCCCGCGGACGGTCATGCCGGCAGCGCCTTCGGGTGGTGCGCCTGCTGGTGCTCCTTCATCGCCTTGGCCACGGCACGCGAGCCCCCGCACTTCCTGCACCGGGTGACGTTGAAGTGCGTCACGATCGGCCCGTGCTCCGCGCAGTCGATCACCTCGCCGTCCGTGTCGGTGTGCTTCTTCACGCAGAGGGGGCGCGCGCAGCTGAGCTGGAAGATCGGGTTCTTGGGCGTCGCCTTGGTGAAGCAGATCCCGCACCGCGAGAGCGACCGGTCCCCGGTGAAGTCTTCGCTGAGCTTGTCGAGCATCGTGGCCTCCGGTTTAACTACGTGACCCCTTACGAGGGTCAGGCGACCGATCTGCCGAATTTCCCTGCCCGGTGACAGGGGGGCTTCCGATCGCGGGCCGCCGCGAGTGTCAGCTCGCGGACCGCGCCGCTCGAGGGGGTGGCCGGCAGGTCCCGGTCCCGAGCGGGCCGAGTCTTATTTTCTTGCGACGGCCATCAGTTTGAACTTGATGGTGCTGCGCTTCTTCTCCTCGTCGTACCCGGTCTCCGATGTCGCCTCGATCTCGTACTCGCGGGTGTTGATCTGCAGGCTGGTGATCTCGCGCCCGGTGGCATCGAACAAACGAATGGTGGCCGATTGGAGGTGGTCGGGGTTGGCGCCGACGTAGGTCGAGACCCTCTGGTTGATCAGGGACAGGCATCGCCCGCACGGCTCGCCAGTGAAGTCGCCGGATTCGAGCGCCTTGGTCCTCACGTACTCGAAGGCCAGCTCGGCCCTCGTCTTGCCGCAGACCGATGTCTCTCCCCCGTCGGTGCTCCCGTGGACGCTCATGCGGCAGATACTACGCGCCCGCGGGCGGGACCGAGGAAACGTCGTGGCGGGTGCCGTCCCAGTCGTCCAGCGCGACCGAGATCCTCTTGGCGCGCGGCTGCTTCTTGTTCAGCCAGATGACCAGCTCCTCGCGGATCACCAGGTCGGTGATGACCATGGCGATCGCCAGCCCCTCGAAGAACGGGAGCTTCCGGATCTGCTTTGGCGTGATGTCGGGCGTGAACGGAAAATAGTTGCTCTTGGCCGGGGCGAAGGGAGCGAGGCCGAGGAGGACGGCCCACCAGCGCAGTCTGCGGTGGAGTCGAACCCGCCAGGACCGGCGCTGCCTGAAGTGCTCGGCGGCGGCGCGCGCGGTCGCGTCGATCATCGCCTCGGTCTCGACGATGCAATCCCACAGCGTGGAGATCTTCGGATACCCAGGCGGGACGATCAGCTCATCGGCCATGGGCCGGAACGCTACCTCCGATCGCCGCGCATCGGGGGCGGTTTCTTGCCGGCCTCGATGGCGTTCTCTCGGGCGTGGACGCTGTTGCTCGCCTCAGTGTGGCAGTCCTCGCAGAGCGTGTGGAGGGCGTCCAGCTTGTTGACGTGGCCCATCTTCACGCCGCGCTTCAGGTCCTTCCGCTTCCGCGCCTCGCTGTCCTCCCGGATCTCTTTCGGATGGCCGCTGATGTGATCAAGCGTTACCCGCCGCTTGGGCGTGGGGCAGTGCTTGTTCGTGCAGCGGTACCCGTCCCGGCGGAAAACCGCCCTTGCCAGCCTGGGATCCAATCCGCCCTTCCCCCCGTTCGCCAGCGTGGCGCCGTGCTCGCGGGCCTCGCGCTGGATCTGCCGCACGACCGCGGCGTCCGCCCGCCGGTTGCGCCCGCCCGCCCGCTTGCGCGCCGCCGACCAGGACGCGACGGCTGCTCGGGTCGCCACCTACTCCCCCGAGGCCACGACGGGGGGGGCGTTCGGGTTGGTGGAGGGACCGGGCGGAACCGGCGCCCCATCTGCCCCGATCCGAAGGTTCGCCTGGCGCCCGCCGAACGGGTCCCGTTGGCCGTCGTACTCGGGCACCATGGCGCGCGGCGTGGGGTAGAGACGTTCGGCCTCTTCGACGGGGGGCAGCAGGTACAGGAGCGGCCTGCCGCTGCTGTCCGTTCCAGACGGATCGAGATCCCTCAGTCCAGCGAGGTACTCGTGATACTTGTCCACCGCGTTCCCCTCGCTGTCGACACCCTGGCGGAGGAGCCCGTTGGCCATCGAGCCCGGGGCGCCGCTGGGGGAGCCAAGGGGCTGGCCGCCGGGCCCGACGAGGCGGGACGGCTGCGGCGCGGCCGCGAGCGGGAGCGCCACCTGGACCAGCAGGAACTGCCGGTGCGTCTCGTTCCAGGCGTAGGCGTAGCCGTCGGGGGGCGGCGGGAGCGTGGCGGGTGACGGCGCGGCGGCCGCTGGTGCTGGGGCGGGAGCGCTACCGGGCCGCGACGACGGCCCCCGCCTGAGCATACTGGCGACTTGTTCCCGGGTAGGCATGGCTCAGGGTAACCCCCAACTCCTGCGCGAGTCGACCCCAGTCTGGGACCTCGCTGCGATCATCCACGAAGGCGTCGACCATGGGTTTACCCGGGGATGTCCAGGGCTGCATGAGGTGCCAGACGCCCTCCGCAATCAGGAAGGACCGAGCCTCCTCCCAGAGTGCCCAGCTCTTCTCGACGTCTGGGCTCGCGCGGCCGCTGCGCCAGAAGTCGTCGGCGTCCCACGGCTCGGCGTCGACCAGCACGCAGGCGACCGCGCAGCGGCAGGAGAAGAGCCAGAGCTTCATCCCGGCGGCGGCTGCGGCCACCACGAACTCGCGTGCCTTCGGGCGCCAGCGCAGCGGGGTGACGTCCTTCTCGACGAGGGAGCCGTCCAGGTCCAGGGCGAGGGAGATGGTGCCGTCGGGCGCGGGCATCAGCAGGGGATCCAGCGGCCGTCTTTGACGAAGCCGTGGTGGCCGCAGGCCCGGCAGAGCAACGACGGCGAGACCGTCAGCGGCTCCAGCTTATCGAGCGTCCATCCGCGCGCTCCGTCGTCGAGCGGGATGAACCCGAGCGCCTCTTTCCCGTCCTTGCACGAGTGCCAATAGTCGAAGCCGGACAGCTTCCCCGCCAGCGATGGGTCGATCCCGGGAGCGTCCTTCTCGGTCGGGTAGTAGCAGATCGAGATCGTGACGCCGTGGCCGATGTCGACGCGCTCGCTCACGGCTGGCCGCCCTGGCCGGCGCCGGGGCTGTTCTGGCCGTCCCCGTCCTGCTCCGACTGCGTCCCCTCGACGACGGTGCGCTCCATTTTTACGCCGCCCTCGAACCCGGCCAGCGCTCGCTCCGCCTGCTCCTGGCTCTCGGCGTTGGCGCCGGCCACCTCTGCCTCCACGTCGGTCACGCCGAAGAGGGGAGCCACGCGGGTGGCGGCCGTCACCTGGGTGATGAGCCGCGAGGCGTTCGCCGCGGTGCTGTTCTGGATCATGTCCTTGATGTCGTTCTCGGTGGGGGGGAAGTAGGGCCCCCACTTGAGGCTCATGTACCCGCCGGCGCCGAGCTTCTGGGGTACGAGCTCGTCGGTGGCTTGGCCGTCTGCTGCGGGCGCGCGGCGCATCGGCATGTCCAGCTTGAACTTCCCGATCCGCGTCTGCCCGTCCTCGCCGTCCGGGAGCTGCACCGGGGCCTCGGCCTTCTTCCCGATGAGCACCACGATCTTCATCACCTCGACGATCGCGTCCCCATACTGGCCGCGGAGGTCGTCGCAGCGGGAGATCATCGGGGCATAGCGGAGCTCGATCGCCTTGGCGCTCTGGCTGTTGGCGATGTCCTGGTCGTCGGGGAAGACGGCGCCGGTGATCTCGTCGATCTGGCTCTCCAGCTTGTCGGAGACCTTGAGCGCCATCTCGATGCCAGACCCGGTCATCTCCATGTACCGGGCCGAGCCCTGGAGGCCGACCTCCATCGCGAAGTCGGATCCCTTCACCATCGCCCCATTGCCGTCGACTACGTGGGGATCCGTCGAGGTGATGACGGTGGGATCGCAGTTGGCGAGGGTGGCGTAGTTCGCCTGAGAGATCAGGCGGTCGTTCGTGTCGATCGTCTCGAAGGCCCCCTCGCAGTCGGCGCCGCCGCCGTCCTCGTCCTCCTCATCGGCGATGTTCTGGATCCAGGTGCCGGGGAAGACGCCGAGCCCGTGGTGCAGGGAGAGCTGGGGATCGATCGTCCATGCGTTCGCCGGGTCCGCCTTGGCGGCGTCGACCGTGATCTCGGTGTACCGGATGTCGTCGTTCTCCGTGATGATCCGACGGACCAGGTACTCGACCTGGCGGATGCTCCCGTCGGGCTTGCCGTCGTCGTCAGCGCCGGGCTCCGTGCGGAGCGTCCGATACATGAGCAGCACGCCGCGGAGGCTCCAGTTGCGCTTGTCCTTCCAGATCTTCACCGCGACGTACTTGGCGTTGTGGACCTCGAAGACCCAGCGGCTCTCGACGACGTGGACGGTCATCATGACCGAGCCCATGCCGCCGCCCTTGTTGCGGGCGATCCGCATCGATCGCCAGAAGCGGCCCGCCTCCCTGACCGCGTCCAGGTAGTCCTCGGTGTCCGCGTCCTGCTCGACCTTCACCTTGGGGATTCGCTGGGAGCTGAAGAGCATGTCAGTGAAGCGCTGGGTGGTGGTCTTCGCCTTCCGGGTGGGGGCGGTCGGGCGCTTCTCGCGCGCGGTCTTCTTCGGCGACTCGCCGCCGCTCGGCTGGGTGCCGGCGGGGAAGAGAACCTCGGGCGAGATCGTTTCCAGCGCGTCGGCGCGGTCCCCCCACCAGTCGGTCTTCTGGTGGTCGTACTCGAGTGCGCGGGCGAAGGCTTCCTTCCGGTCGAGCCTCGCGTAACGCTCGGTGACGTCGAAGACCGCCCGCTGCTGGAGGAGCTGCACCACCTGCTGGTCGGTGGGGACGAACGCTGTCGGCGCTGGGGCGCCCTTGATCGTCGTTGCGGCCACGGGTCAGCCTACTCCGGGCGACCGAGATACATCAACGTGGTCCGCCACCACCAGCGAAGGAAGCGGCGGAGCGGGCCGCGGCGAGGCGGGGCGGGCGGTGGAGGCTGCAGGGCGACGAGCGACCTGGTCTCGTCCTCGAGCGCGCGCGTGGAGAAGGGCAGCCAGACTACCTGCGCTGGCGCGCGCGGACGAGGTCCTGCTTGGTGACCTTCCCCTTCGTGGCCTGCCGCTTCAGCTTCTCCTCCCGGATGTACCGGTCGAACGCCTCCGGCCCCCCCGGCCACCCCGTCGTCAGGTCGCTCGGGGTGTAGGCCAGCTTCAGCTTGTCGTTCCTCCATTCGCCCTCCGTCTTGAGCGGGCCCGGCAGGAGCGCCAGCCGCTCGACCGGCCACCAGACAAACCCGTGGTAGCTGAGCGCTTGGCGGAAGCTCTCGTCCGTCTTGCCGTCGCTGTGTTCGGCCAGGAACTCCCGGCGCTGCTGCTCGTCGATCCCGGGCCGCTGGTCCTGAACGCCGTAGTCGAGCTTGGTGACGACTCGGTCCATGGTCGCCTCGTAGGCGCCGGTCGCGGCCTTCTCGATGAAGCCCACGGTCAGCGTCCCTGGCGCGCGCGCATCCGCTGGCCGTTGCGGAGGCACCCGAGAGCCCATCCAAAGTCGGCGGGGTGCATGGGTCAGACCTTCGACCTGTCGCCGCCGCCGTGCCGCTCCTCGTGCTCACGCCGGCGGGCGTCGACTTCCGCCTCGGTCGTGTACCCGGGCGGGACCAACTTGTGGACGATGAAGCCGCCGCTGAGCGCGGCCAGGACCTCGGGGCTCTTCTCCGCCTCCGAGACGCTGTCGGCCCTTACCTGCACCCGCTTGAAGTCCTCGGGCTTCGCCGTGACCGTGTTGACGTTCTTCTTCAAGATCACCACGTCGAAGCTCTGGGTCCGTGGATACCAGAGGTCGTCTTCCGCGCCGGGCGACTCGTCGGGCTTGGGCATGGCGAACAGCCTGCCACCGCGATGGGGGCGGGGTCCACCGGAAACGGTCAGCGGGGGTTGTAGCCGGGCTTGTTCAGGACAGCGGGGCGATCGAGATTCCCTCGCGGACGGAGGGGACGATCCTCGGAGACGACCCGCTCTTTAATCTTCGTGAGGTTCGTGACGTGCGGCGCTTCGGCATGCGCCCCTGCTCTCTCAAGCATGGTCGGCTCGCGCGGGAGAGTCCGCCCGTATCCGGTCGCCGCGCCCTTCTCTAGCTTCTGGACCTGGGCGGTATGGAACGGCGCGTGCGCTGTCGTCTGCCTCACCCCCGGGTGTGGGTCCATCCCCATCGCCGCCTTCGCCGTCGCCTCCTTGGCATAGATCGGACGCCCCGAGCTCGTGTGCCCGACGACCTTGCCGCCGCGCGATCCTTCTCCTGCACCCATGGACGAAAGCCTACCTCCCGGGGCGGGGGTGGGTCCAGTCAGCCTGCCAGCTTCTTCGCGCGGCCTCCTGAAAAATCCTGCCAGCGCTGAACAATTACGTCGCAATAGGCCGGGGTGATCTCGACCCCGAACGCGCGCCGCTCCCACTGCTCGGCCGCCACGAACTCTGGGCCCGTGCCGGCGAAGGGGACGCCGACCGCAGCGCCCGGCGGGGCGCTCGTCTTGATGGCGCGCGCGACCAGCGCGACCGGCTTGGGCGTGGCGTGATCGAAGCGCTCCTCTCCGACCACGCGAGGGAAGCTCCACACGTCCGTCATCGCGTCGTGGGTGTTGTCGAAGTAGCTGCGGGTCTCGCGGAGGGCGGCGGTCAGCTCGCGCCGGTGCTTGAACGACTTCGAGAATCGCTTCGAGATCGCGCCGTAGCTCTCGACGAAGGAGGGGATGCCGGACGGCTTCGTCGCCTTCTGCAATGCCTCGTAGTGTCCTTCGCTGATCGGCATGAACTGGGAGCGCGTGAACCAGTGGCTCGCCATCTTCGTCTTCGTCAGCCGGTTGATCGCCGGGTTGTCCCAGCCGGCCTTGTCGCGCTCCGCCTCCATCCACGCGCGCAGCGGCTCGTAGCCGGCGGAGTAGTCGTCCTGGTTTTGGTTGCCGAGGAACTGCTGGCCGCCGAGCATGAAGAGGAGACAGCGCTCCGACGCCGGCGGGTACGAATGGGCCGAGGCGGTCCGTTCTCCGTGGCCGTGGCCCTTCTCCCAGACGATCTCGTTCCGCATGACGAGCCCACCAGCAGCTTCGAGGTGCCGCCACCACCACCGCCAGAGGTCCGGGGCGTTCCCCCAGACGTAGGAGCTGCCGACCTCCGAGAGGTGCTTGCGCCAGGCCGCCCACCACTCGTTCTGAAAGGCGTCGAGCTTCGCCTCGTAGAGGTTGTCGTTCTCGATTCCCTCGGCCTCCTTCCCCATTCCGTAGGGTGGATCGGCGTGGATCATGACGAGCGTCTGCTGCCAGAGCTGCCCCGGCTTGGTGACCGACCGCTTCGGGAGATCGGGGACCGCCTCTGCGTCTCCCCGCCCGCGCGGCTCGGTGTTCTTCAGCCGCGCCAGGAAGGTCACCAGGTCCGAGGACGCGAACCCCGTCGCCCGCAGGTTCTCCTTCCCGATCCGCGACAGCGCCTCGACCAGTTTCTTGTTGTCCCAGCCGCCCTTCTCGACCGCTCGGTTGTCGCCGACGAGGTACTTCAGCAGGGCCTCGTCGCTGGCGAAGCTGACGCCCAGGATCACCGGAACCATCCAGGCCCCGTCGAGATCCTCGACACCTTCTGGCACCGGCGCGCCCGCCGCCTTCATCGCCGCCAGCTGGTCGAGCCGGCCGTGGCCGAACGCGAGGAGCCCGGACCGCTCATCGAGGAGCGGCGGCGAGACGAAGCCGTTGTCGGCGATCATCTCCTCGATCAGCGCCTGGTCGTGGAGCTTGCTGTTGTCGGGGTGCTTCCGCTTCAGCAGCTCGTCGAGGTCCATGTATTGGATCCTCTGGCGGCGCGGCCCATCGACCACCGGAAGCGGCGCCAGCGCTGGCCCCGCCGCCTTCTTCTTCCGCGCGCTCACTTCGCCACGATCTGGTAGGCGCGAAGGTCCGGCGCCTCGTCCGGCATGATGATCAGCGTGCACGGGTGGGGGTGCACCAGGTTCCCCAGCGCCTGCGCCTCCCGCATCCGAAGGTCCGGCGTCTTCGCCTCGTACGCCGATCTCGTCATGGTGAACACGTAGCCCCTCCGCGCTCCCCCGAGCCGCAGCTTGATCGCCACGTTGGCCAGCTGCTTCAGGGGACCGACGTCGGCCCGTTCGATCTCGATCACGTCGACGGCGCGCGGCTTGGGCATGGCCCCGGATGCTACCCGAGGTCGGTCACCGCCTGCTGAAGTTCCGACCCTT